AAAAGATCTCTTTTAGTATAACTTCCTTTAGAAACACCCTTTATAATTTCAGACATAGCAACACTAGCAAGAGCTAATTTAGCATTGTCGCCAAATCTTTTTGGCAAAGACTTTTGTCTATAAACAAATCTAGAATAATCCGTACTATTATTTAAAAAACTAGCAGCATTGCCTAAAATACCAGCTCTTGAACGAGCATTATTTTCAGCATCAGCAAAGGATTTCCTTATACCCCATTTCATCCCAAGAACACCAAAATGTTTAAGCTCCATTTCTTCTTCTATTTTCATAAACCTCCTATTCAAATGCTTCTTTATGAGATTTATACGCGACATAGCCATCCATTAAAGCAGAAACATTATCAATTTTTTGCTCATACCTTTTTTTCAAAAGTTTTCTATTACCATTAGTATCTTCTAATGTGATACAGTTACCCATGGCAAAAGACATTAAATCTTGATCGAATATAAGAGCTCGTTCTTCTGACAATGTTTTTAATTCTCCTAATGGAACGGATTCTGTTTTGGAACCTTGAATAACTTTTTCTAAACCATATGGGCCATTTTCTCTTTCCCAACGTTCAATAAATTCTTTTGCATTATACGGGTCAAATCCTAAACATCGGACATCATAAGACGAATCTGAAATGAATCTATCAAGATCATCATAAACATCCATCATGTCAAGAACTGTACATTCTAGAACTTGTAAACTTCCTTCTTCTAGAAATTGATCGTATTTTATTCGCATTGCTCCAGGTAATTTCTTTAATGTTAATGACGAAATATAAGATCTTGTCTTAACACCAAAAGTACCATTTGGCAACGGAAATAAAAATGTAAATGCACAGAAGTCATCTCCTTGAGAAAGATCCGCCCCCAATGCGCATGGAAGCGACCAAAAATCTCTTCTCTTATGAGGAATCGTTTCTTCATAAGTAAAGAAATATGTGTATCCTTCCATAGGTATACCAAAACGTTTTGCTAAAATATCATTTCTCGTCGCCGGGACATTCTCTGCTCTCTCAATATCTAATTGATAAGTTTCGTATGTCACAGTTTTTCCAAGATTAGGATTGGCTTTTATCCATTTAGATGGATCCGTAACTTCTTTGATGTCGTCTAACTTATAATACCAAATAGACACGTGAGGGTTTATGTAATCGCCTTTTAAAATATCCATAAGTTCCATTTTAATAGTGTCGCCACTACCATTTCGAACCGTTCCTTCAGAACTTATAGCTACGATTAAATAATCATCTAATTTAGATGCCCCTTGCTCAATAGCCCCGACAACATCTTCACGAATATCACCAGATAACCACTCATCTACTGTTGCTATAAATGGTCTTAATCCTTGTAATTTAGCAATCGACATCGGCCGGACTTCTAATAAAGAACCTGTTAAAAAATTCTCGATTCCTTTTTTAGTAGACGCCAATTTTACTCGATTAGCTCTCGAACCTGTTGTATTTTGCAATGATCCTTCTGTCAGAAATTTAAAAACAGGACCTCTTGCTCTAGTTATAGAAGTACGAATTGGTGATAGTACTTCCTCGGCTTGTTTCATAGTAGGAGCAGTTGTAACTTGATGAGTGGTAGCCGTATTTACATTCAAAAAGAAACTTTGAATAAATGAAGCATACATAGATTTGGCTGCTCCACGAGCAACGATTAAATATTGCTTGTTTATTAGTCGTTTCTTTATCATTTTGCGAATGTATCGGCCACCATGATTACCTGGGGTTGGGGTGTAAACACTTCTTTCAACAAAATAATACCAACCAAATATTTGCTCTGCCCATAGTTTAAAACTATCAAGTAATATAACATCAGCACCATCGGTTAGTGTTAATTCATCTTCACAATATTTAACAAATCCCTTTACCGCATCGTCATCATAATATACTCCAGAATTTTCTATAAGACTATCAATTCGATTCATCTCCATAGAAATTTCTTTGCATACTGGGATCTCTCCTCGTATTACTTTTTCACGAAACTCGCCATAATATTTTGGAGTGGCAGTATTTGATAGGGTCATTTAAATTTACTAACTACCCCCAACGTTGTCGTTCTTCTGGTGTGTATATACTATCTCTTTCTTTTTCCAAATCAGATGCTTCTTTAGTTTTTCCTTCTTTTTTAAGTCTGGCTATCTCTTTATTATGTATATTATAGCCATTTTTGTATAAAGCATCCATTACATTTTTTGGAGCATTTTTTACTTTATCTAAAACTTTCTTTGTACGATTAACGTCTGCCATTACTGCCTTTTTACTTATAAAACCATAACCATCTTTGTCATAAACTACAGCTTTAAAGACTTTATTGTTAACAATCGCGGATCCTACTTTTTTAGCATTTTCAAAATCTTTTTTAATAAGTGGCACTTTATCTTTATTAAAAATTACAGCTTTGAAAACTTTATTATCTGTGATGTTTTTTCTCGACGAACCTGTTTGTGGTTGATTTTGCGATCCTTGGCGACGACCCCATTTCATACCAAGAACACCAAAATGTTTAAGTTCGATTTCTTCAGAAAGTTTCATAAAATCTCCTATATTATACTTTTATTATGCTGGCGCTCCACCAACAATAGCCATAAAAATGGCTACTTCTTTAATTCCTAATTGGATTGCTTCTCTTCGAACATTTTTTAATTTTTGTTCTTTATTGTAACGTTCCATTGTAGTTTTTAATTCAGCCGCAGTCATATCTTTAACCGGCTTCGTTTTTGTTAACCGATTTCTAAACCATCCATCAGCTTTTGATAACTTTGATCGCATAATTTCGGTGCGCATAAGATCTGACGAAACATCTTTGGTTTTGGTGTTCCATTTTAAACCCGCTTTAGTCATTTGTTTAAACGAAACACTATTTGTAAATTCGTCTTCTAATCTCTTACGCTCTGTATCTACTTTTAATTGGTCATTGCTTAAAGTTTTTGCTTTTTTACCAGACCAAAGAATACCCCCGTGTGCTTTATGATATTCATTAAGCAATCCCTGCCTTTTAGTTGCTGCGGTTAATTGATTATCTGAAAGTTTTTTAATGTTTGTTTTATAACCAACTAAAGAACTTTGATCTTGGTGATTATTAGCACCTTTTCTTCGGACACCCCATTTCATTCCAAGAATACCAAAATGTTTAAGTTCCATTTCTTGAATAATTTTCATTCAGAAATTCCTTTCTCAGCATTAACATTTAAACGCCATTCATATTCGGCAATCTGACGGTTTAGGGCTTCTAGAACAGAACTAATCGTTGGTGGGTCAAAAGCTAATCTTACTTTAAAGTAAATATAAGTTTTGACTGCTTCTACAACTTCACCTGTTCCGAAAAAAGATGACCATGTTTGGGTTTTGTCAGTTATAGCAAAAATAGTTGAAGGACCAACACCTAATTGATTAAGCACCATGAATGCTGCGTTGATATTGACTACAATATCAGTATCAAAAGCAGTATCGGCGCTTTCAATACCAAGCATTTTTTTAATAGTGTCTAATATGCTAGTCATTGGCTAAACTTCCTCCAAATATTTAACCATAGCATATCCCGTTCTTGACGAACTTTGGTCAATAACGAACACCCAATCTTCTTCCGGGATTTCTTTTGCAAATAGAATAGTGTCTTTGACAACACCAAAGAAAATTGGAGCATCCATTGAAGGCCCTTTTCTAATATTCAAACTTTGGCAATCTATTACCTTGCATTTAATACTTTGGTTTTTCATTGGTTCTTTTTGTTCTTGAACGGGTTCTTCTTTTTTATTATACGAAGGCATTTGATGTTTTGACATAATAACTCCTTATTACCACAGACATGTATCACCAGTTTTCCGTTCAATTGGCGGAATCGGCAATAAATTTTGATCGCCATAATGAATGGCTAAATGTGTTTTGTGACTTACTGTGATTAAAAATTCTGGTTCTAAAATTTTTGGGTTTTCTTCTTCTAATTCTTCCAAACTAATAGGATTCATATGATGAATAAAAATTTTTCCAAAAATTTCATTATCTTTAATTCCTAAGTCACAACCATTATCTCTTAAGATTACTATATCTCTAACTCGTGTCCATTTTTTTGAAGTGTAAAATCTTTGGTTTATATATCGGTCAAAACCAAAAGTAGTTTCTCCAACGGAACTATTTAATTTAAGATACTCGTATCTTTCAAGAAAGGTTTTTAATTTGTTTACTTCCGTATAAGACCTAATCATCATCACTATCCGGTTCACCTCCGTCTTTTCGCCCAGAATATAAACGCATAGCATCTAAAGCATTAGCATAAAGCTCTTCTACTTTCTTTGCAGACTTTAATGAATCGGTTTTTGCTGTTAGTAATTCGTTTTCTTTTTTAAGACGGTCTCTTTCCAAACGTTCCGTTGTTGAACCTAACTTTAAATAGTGAGTAATTACTTGTGATGATGCTGTTCCTGCGGAAAGTTGTTTTTCTGCCAGGTCCACCGCTAAAGCAATAAGCTGATTCTCTCTTGCTTCTAAAGTTTTAGCTGGTGCTCTCTTTTTAGGCGAACCTGTTGGAACTTTTTGAGCCGCCATACATACTTCTCCTATAGTTTTATAAATGTTTGCTTAACTTCCTAGGCACTTTTAAGAGAGAGAATACCAGTTTTCCAACCTGTAAAGGTTCTCTTGAAAGGAGATTTGGAAAAGGAAACCAAAAATTTTTTGAAAACATGATTCTCTCTCTTAAGAGTGTCTAGGAAATAACCCCCCGGAGAATTTTTTAGGAGGGCAGCGATTTTGTAGGGGGGGCTGTTTTTACGAGACCCCCCCCCCCGTATGCTTATAATGCTGCATGAATGCTCTGTCTATTCTTTAAAAATTCAGAAAAATTATTTTTTGTAACTTTTACATAATTTCCTGTTAAATTAAAGGAGAGGATTTCATTTATAGCATTATCTATAGACAAACTTTCATCTGTTTCACTTAATTCTTCAGAATCTTTTGCTATTCTTGCTAGGTATGAGCATGTATTGTAACCCATACTTGTATCAAACGCGTTCCATTCATCAAATTGTGTAAAAGGATTGTAAGGATTGTCTAATGTAGTCAACATTGTTTGTTCTATTTCATTAGTCATATACCTCCTTTATTAAGTTATAGGGGAATCTTTATTACTCAACTGGTACTATATACCGTTCATTCATACAGTTAACTGCTACATATAAAAGAACTGGTTGCCATACAATATTGCCAGTATGCACTTGGTCTCCTGCCGAAACGAATTCTGTTCCATTAGGAACCATTGTTAAAACTTTAGAATCTAATGAGGGGCCTGTTCTTACTCTTAGGCCATCTATTATCGTTTTTAATTTGTTTCCTGTAGGTATCGGGTTTAGAATTAAACTAATTAAATCATCAGTGCTTCCTTCATTAGTTGGGGTAACTGCTGACTCATTATTATCTATGGGGGTTTGATTGCCAACATCCTGGTCTGCATCTTCATTAAATATAATGGGGGTATAAACACCAGGATTGGGGGTTATAAGGAATATATTTTTAATAATTTTCTTTATACTACCAGCAAACCCGAAACGAGAAGACAATGATACTAATTCGGAATGGGGGTCTAAAGACCAAGGATCAGATACTAAGTAGTCATTCTTATTTTTTTTATAAATAACAATCCAATGATTTTGAAACCCGCTTTTAGGATTACTATCAACTTCAACTATTGGTAGTAATCCTTTTTCTAATGCAGTATCAATATAACTTAACGGAACTTCTATATTACTACACTGCATTAATTCAACAGATACTGGATAAACATCTGGCAAAACTTGGTAATACATATAAGCACCAGAAAATCCATTATAACGCTTTAAAA